AAATAATATATAATAATAATATAATAAATATATATTAATATAATAATATAAATAACAAAGCCAGCTTTTGATGGCTGGCTTGTTTAGTTCTATGAATAAATTATTTATTCATTACAACAGGGTTACACCCTGCATGCGTCAGAACAAGATTACTTGTTCATGACGTACATTGTTACCTCGAAGCCAAATCTCATCTCGGTAACGCTAGGTTTATTCCATTTCATAATAATCTCCTTAAAGTTAATATAGACTTTTTACAGTCTATAATATAATTATACTCCCTTTCCTAGAATATGTCTTCAGTATTTTCATGAATCGTTCGGATCTTCCTCCTAAATTGTCGTTTCTTAGTAAGCGAGGATTCGAGTCCAATTTCTCGATCCGAGCTCCATTAAGCACCCTTACCATTAAAAAAAGAAAATAATGCGTTTTAGATAGCTTAAAATGCGTTTAAACGATATGTTTGGTCTCTGAAGAGATGTTACTTTTCTATTCTTTTTTAAATTTAGCATTGAGAGTTTGATAAGGTCCTATTTTTCCTTTTGGAATGTTTATTGTGTACCTATAAAAATATTCCCATACAAAACTAACACCCCCCCCCCTATACTTAACATCTGATTAAATATTAATCAATGGTTAAGCTATCAATTAAGCTTCTATTCATATATAAAGCCCTTAATAACATTATGGTTATATCATTGGGGTATATACTTGCTTTTATAATTGTGGGTAATTTGGAAATTTATTATTTGAGTGAGTGAATGTCTTTTTACTGGTACCCATATAATTAATTAATCGTGAATAGTCTCGTGATAAGAAATACTTATCAAAGAATATAAATCTATGAAATTTTAGGGAAATTTTAAAAGAATCGTGATAAATAAAATAAATCAGATAATTCAAAAATAATTGAAATAAAAGCTTGACATTTTGAAATAGTTTGATATTATGAATGTGTAGTTTGATTATTTATCAATTATTAAGAAAGGTATTTCAAATGACTTACACTATATATTATGGTAAAAAAGAACCATTAAAAGCGGTTGGCAAACATCAGATTAATATGTTGATGTTCGCTGAAAAGTATCAGGGTTGGCACTCTTATTCAGAGGATAAGACAACCTTAAACGCTTTAAACGGACTATTAAAAAGAAATGCGATCATTATTAATGCCAATAAACAATTCAGAATTAATTATAAATAATTTATAAAAGGACTTGACAAATGAAATTTTCTTATATATTGTGGTTTGTGTTAGGTTGTATTAATCTTTATATGTTTATTTTTTTAATGTTATCTTTATAAAAGGGGTTTAATTATGTATCAATCTATTAATGAGTATCAATTCAGAGACGCTTTTCGATCAATGGGGAGGGGTGATCAATTCAGCTATGAGGGCTTAAACATTCTTTTTAACTGGTTAGAGCAATATGAGGTGGACACTGGTGAAAGGGTTGAACTTGATGTCATCTCTTTATGTTGTGATTTTTCAGAGGACAGCGAAGACATAATTCGAGGTTCTTATGCTGACATGATGGAAGACGGCGATGACATAGAAGAATTTTTGAATGATAACTCTTTGGTTTTAGGCTCTCACGAAGTGGACGGCACAAAGTATTTTATTTATCAACAATTTTAAAAGGGGTATAACATGGACGAATCACTATATATTATTATTCAGACAATTATTTTAACATCTTATGGACTTTGGGTCTTTTTAAGGGGGTAAACTATGTATTATAAAACATTCAAAGAGGACAGGGCTATTCTTAATGTAAGGGTGGTATATTATAAACACCATATACACGCACCACGCACCGAGATTGAGGCTATATATCCAAGTTTATATCATGCCAAGCGTGACATTTATGGGAACGAAAAAGGGTCTTATTTCAAATGGGAGGTTATCGCATGAACTATCTACTATTTAAGGCAACCTATCAAAGTATGTTATATAAACTTATTAAACAAAAAGAGAGGGCTATAAAATGACACATCAAATAATTACACCTATTCACTATTACATTGATAATAATAACAATAAAATATTCGATATTGAGGAAATAGAACGATTATTTTATGAGGAATTAAACCAATTAAAAGCACTTAATAATTCTTATAAAATGGAGGCATTATAAAATGAAAATAACACACACTATTAATGAGGATATTGAAATTGATCTAAGTTATATAGATGATTCAGAACTATTCGAGGAGTTAGAAGAACGAGGATATAAAGCTATTGAAACCTCTTTTTTAAATGAGTTTTTTGAAAATGTAAGAGACAAAGACAAAAAAGAGATTGAAGACAATTTAAATACATTGTTTTATCATACAATAGGAAGGATTTTATAAAATAAGTTTTTACAATTTTTTAGTTAAAAATATTTTAACAAGTGGTGTTTTTACCTGTAAATTTTTAAATGAATCACTTTTTTTAATAAGGAAAATAAAATGACAATTAATATTTTGGAACTTGATCAAATATGCGATATTGCGGACAAGGTTTATTTTGATGTCATAAATCATTTAGACATAGAGCATAAGTGTATTGAAGACGACGAAGACACAGGAGGCACAAAAAACACCGAGTTTGGCGAAGACCTCTATTTTTTAATTGAAGATGCTATTGAGAGTGCAATAGATTACCAAGGGAGGAAATAATGAAAAGACTATTAATATTACTTATTGCTTTATTTTCAATGAATGCTTACGCTTGCACAATAAAGACTTACATTGTAGATGGGCGGGTAATTACTTGCAGTATTTGTGGAAATGTTATTAATTGTTCATAAAAACTTAACGGAGGAATTAAAATGAAATCTTACAAAGTTAGAATTTTTTATAATGCTTATTTTGATATGTCAGTAGATGCACCCAACGAAGAATATGCTAGAGACATTGTGAACGATCATGCTATGGATTATGCACAAGACGCAACACTTTCTTATGACTTCGCAGAAATTGACGAGATTTCGGCTTTGCCTCAGAGATAACACAAAATGGATATGAACTTTATTGATGCTCAATTAACCTGTATGAGTGTGGCTATTTACCATGAGGCACACACACAAAGTGAGAGGGCTAAAAAGGCAGTGGGGGAAATTATCTTAAATAGGGTTAAACACAAATCTTTTGGGAAAACCCCTTGCGATGTGGTTCACGAAAAAGGGCAATTCTTAGGAGTGCATGATGATACACACAAAGAGGCTACGAGAGAGGATTTTTTAAAGACAAAACTCATAGCATGGAAAGTGTGGTTCAAACCTGAAAACATCATTGGAAATAGGCTTTATTTTTATGATGATTCAATTAAATTAAAGAAGCATAAGAACGATTTAAAGATTGACAATTTAATTTTTTATTAATCATTTACAAAGTTTTAGACACTTTTAAATATTTACAAACCATTTTTTCCTGAAAGGATTTGATAAAATGCTTGAAATTATTATAGCTTTTGTGGTAGGATTTATATTCGGTTATGTGCTAGGCAATCGAGAAAAGAACAACGAAACATATTTTGGAGATTATTAAATGAAAACATTCAGAGTGGAAGCTGAAACTATAAGTAAGTTTTACACACTTGTGGAAGCAGAAAATATTACAGACGCTTATTTACAAGCTACAAAACTCACACAAAGCAATTTTAAACCCTCTTTTCAAGAGGATCAATGGATTGTATTAGCAAATAATATTAATGAAATCCCTACCTTTCCAGCATGGATTATGGAACACCATTCTAAAAAATTTAGTGCTGATTTAACTGACGCTATGGAAGATGTTGATTTACAAGACGAATATTTAGATTTTTATGGACTTTCAGAAAGGGACATGGTATAATGTTAAAAGAACAACTACTTTTTTATCGTAGTGCTAAACGCTATTTAAAACTTTTGGAGAATCAAAATGATAAACGCATGGCTACAAAAAACTAAAAACTTTGGAGAGTATAAAATAGTTTACTTGACAAAAAACACTTTTAATTTCTTTTGGGGATATGGTTGGGAATCACAAGCTAAGTTTAAACGAGATGGGAAAACATTCACACTCATTCAAAGACCGACTCGAAGCCTACCTAGAGAAGTTAATGTAATACTTTCTAAAATGATCGGAGTATGAAATGAGATGTGTCGCCTGTAATGCTTTATTATCAGATTATGAAGCTACAAGAAAAAGCCAAACGACAGGGGAATATTTAGACCTATGTAATTATTGTTTAAACGACATTAAAAATGATTTACTTTACATGGAACGAGAAGACCTAGCTACAAAAGAAACACCTTCAGACGAAGATCATCACGACTTTATAGAATGGAAAGACCTATGAAATACATCACAATATTAAAAACCGCTTTAGTGTTATTTAAACACACCTTTCAACACCTTTCAAAAGAAGATGTCAAGTATGGTGATGTTATTAATGTAGATTTAACTTGGACTATAAAAAGGATTCCAAATGAAAAAACCTGATTGCTGGTTGTATGAAGAGTATGATACAAATGGGGAACTAAGGTCAAGTCAGATATGGACATTTTTACCCTCTGACTTAAAACAAACCATTAAACTTAAAGATGTTCATCATGTAGAACTCACACCCATGTATAAAGACATCAAAGAAAAACAAGTGTATAATAAAGAAAACAAATATGATAGTAAGAAAATCGTAGAGGCTTATTGTGGGCTTTAGACGCTATGTTGTTTATGATGACTTTGGTGACTTACGAAGTTTCTATTCTCGTAAAGAAGCAAAATGGTTTTGTGAGAATAAACCTGAGTTTAACATCAGGGTATTAGACAAACCTATTGAGACACCTTTGATTGATCTAGTTGGGGAATGTTTATTTTGAGTCACTTTTTATACAATGAGAGATGCCCTAAGTGCAGTGCCAATGGTGCTGACAAATCAGGAAACAATCTAGCTGTCTATTCTGATACGCATAAGTATTGTTTTGCTTGTGGTTATCACGATAGGGGAGACATTGTAGAGAAATACAAGAATCGTTTAAACACAATAGTAGAAAAGAAATCTTTCATGCCATTCAATAAAGCTCAGTTTATGGACGCTAAGGGAATGACCTACCTTAAAAAATATGGACTAACAAACGATGAAATCAATAAAAATTATTTTTGGGATAGTGATGGTTATCTTGTTTTTGATGGTGGTAGTTATCAAAACGCTAGAAACTTCACAGGATTAGGTGCTAAATATATGACTAGGGGAGTGATTCGCAATAATGAACCCATTATGCAGAATACGCAAAATGATAGTGTAATTATTGTAGAAGATGCAATTTCTGCTATAAAAGTTAGTAGAGTGCTACCAAGTGTTCCTATACATAACTCAATTATACCCCTAGAACTCATTTTAAGGCTCTCTAAACGCTTTAAAAAACTTTTTGTATGGCTCGATAAGGATAAAAGTTTATCGGCTCTTAAACAAGCAGGAAATGCGAAATTACTTTTTGATGAAGTAAGAACAATTTGGACTGATCTCGATCCAAAATGTTATTCAGAAACAGAGATTAAAAAATATTTAAATGTTATTGACAAATAATAAAAAATACATATAATATATTAATAATATATATATTAATATATAATTATATATATATATAAATAATAATTAATATTATATACAAACTATTTGACAAAGTCAATACTCTATGATATAATATATTGTAGGATATATTAAATATTTAGGAGAATGTATGACAACTTACTCAGAATCACATAAAAGATACTATCAAAAACATAAAGAAAAGATATTCAAGAAAGCAGAAATAAATCGTCTTTCTCAAATGATTCGTATTATTAAAAATAGAGCTAATAAAAAGGGAATTGAATTTACAATAACTGAGGAAGATATTCTTATTCCTGAATATTGTCCAATTTTAGGAGTTAAGTTAGACCATTCCTATGGAAAAGGTTTACATAATAATTGTATTTCTTTAGATAGAATTGACCCAACAAAAGGATATATAAAGGGAAATGTATGGGTTATTTCTGATTTAGCAAATAGAATGAAGAATAATGCAAGTAAAGAAGAACTAGTAATTTTTGCAAACTCTATTTTAAAACTTTTTGGAGAACAACTTGATTGAACTAATCATAATTAAATATATTTTATGTAGAGAAACATATTCAAAATACATAAATAATATTATAATAACAAATAAAGAACTTGTCAAGCTTCTTTATTGTGTTAAATCTTTACAGGAATCTTCTGATAAAGAACAATACACCATTGACGACCTAGAACTAAAATTCTTCTCAGATTATCCATTCTTGAAAGATGTTGAAAAAGAAATCTTCAATACAATCTTCGACAAGCTTCGTACATTGGAAGTTGATGACACTCGCATTGAGGAATATCTCGACAAACAACGGTCAGCAGTTATGGCTCGTGAGGTTGCAGAGATGGCTCTCGAAGTCACTGAAGGCAGAAAAGACTTTAACGAGATTCTTGACAAAATCTCTAAGATGGATATTGACAGACCTAACGAGGAAGAGATTACATTCGTCACTGATGACCTAGAGGAACTCTACGAGTCTCAAGTGACTACCAAGGGACTTCGTTGGAGACTAAATTGTTTAAACCAATCTTTGGGTAGTCTTAGACAAGGGGACTTTGGTTTCTTGTTTGCTAGACCTGAGACTGGTAAGACAACATTCTTGGCTAGTGAAGTGACACACATGGCTACACAAGCAGAGGGCAATATTCTTTGGTTCAACAACGAAGAACAGGGCAGTAAGGTTATGATGAGGTGTATTCAAGCCTCACTTGGTTTATCTCTACCTGAACTCTATCGAGACATCAAGGCTAACAAAGAGAAATTCATTGAGAAGACACAACACAAGATTAAAATCTTTGACCAAGCTTCAATCAGCTACAAAGATGTCAATAAGATTTGTGAGCAGATTAAACCTAGCTTAATTATATTCGATCAGATTGACAAGATTAAGGGATTTGAAGAGGATAGGAATGATTTAATGTTGGGTTCAATTTACCAATGGGCTCGTGAACTAGCTAAAGACTACGCCCCAGTCATCGCTGTATGTCAAGCAGATGGCACAGGTGAAGGAGTTAAGTGGCTCAACATGGGTAATGTTGCTAATGCTAAGACATCTAAACAAGCCGAAGCAGATTGGATCTTAGGCATTGGTAAGACGAATGACGAGGGCTTGGAGTATATGCGTCACTTCTGTATCTCTAAGAACAAACTTGTAGGAGATAATGACTCAATCCCTGACATGAGACATGGCAAGTTTGATTGTGTCATTAAACCTGATATTGCAAGATATGTAGATGTGTGATAGAATATAGATATGAACACAATAATCTTAGATGTAGAAACAACAATTCATGCTAATGGAAACCCATTCTCTGAAAGGAATAAACTTTGCTATGTCGGACTTAATTATAATAATGTTTCTAGTTTATTTGATATTGAATATAGTGGAAATCCGTACAGGGAACAACTTAACTCTATACAGAATGTGCTTGACAATGACGCTATTCTTGTTGGCTTTAACATTAAGTTTGACTTGCACTGGATAAGAAAATATGGAATTAATTTTATGGATAGGCGTGTGTGGGATTGTCAGTTGGTACATTTCATACTCACTAACCAACAGAATCCCTATCCGTCACTTAATGGTGTCGCTGAGTACTATGGTTTGGGTAGTAAGCTTGATGTTGTTGCTACTGAGTATTGGGGCAACGGGATTGACACCACTGATGTCCCTAAAGACATTCTTGAGCAATATTTAGAACAGGATCTTATTTTAACTAAGCAAGTATTTGAGAAGCAATATGAAGAAGTGATGTCTCTGCCAATAGAAAGACAAAGACTCATTAGCTTACACAATCAAGACTTGCTTGTCTTAGAAGAGATGGAGTATAATGGAATTTTATTTGATGAAGATAGGAGTTTAGAACTTGGTGCCTTACTGGAAAAGGAAGTCGGATTACTTGATGAAGAATTGGCTAAAACTTTTAATATTGATGGTTTTAACTTTAATAGCAAAGATCACCTCAGTTGTCTTTTGTATGGTGGAAGGATTACTATACCCAAGAAAGAAGTTATCGGAGTTTATAAAACTGGCGAGAGAAAAGGGCAAGTAAAAGAAGGGTGGAAAGATCATTACTATGACTTGCCTAGATTAATTGAGCCACTAAAAGGGAGTGAATTAAAAAAAGATGGGTACTATAGCACAGATGAACAGACGCTTAGAAGCCTTAGGAGCACAGGAGTTTCTAAAGGAATTATTCAACTTATCCTTAAAAGGAGTGGACTTGAAAAGCGTAGAGGGACTTACTATTCAGGACTCCCTGAACTCAGAGAGAATCAAGGTTGGAGTAAAGGTTAGCTACATGGTCAACTCAACCAATGCGTTGCTAGAACTGGTCGCCTTAGTTCCTCAAAGCCGAATCTACAAAATTTTGACGGAGAAATAAAAGAGTTATTTTACTCAAGATATTAAAGGAGAAAACTATGAATGATGATTATGATTACGATGTACCTGACATGAACCCTTCAGAAGATGAAGCATACTTCTATCATACTCTTGGAGACTTTGAGAGTTATGTTAAAGACTTAGGTGCTAAGTATGTTTTAACTGAGATGAGTGAAGATGTTAGAGAATTATTAAAAGGAGCATTAAATGACTAGAGATGAGATTGCATTAAAAGCTATGGAAGCATTAATCATTGCTGACCATGTTAGAAGAGAAGACATTCCTCATGAGGCTTATCGCATTGCAGACGCTATGTTAGAGATCAGTAATGCTTATACAGGGTGATGCCTCTGCTCTTGAGTGGAGATGTGCTGCATTTTTAAGTAAGGATAAAGTAGCCTATGAAGAGATATGGAATGATGTCGATCAGCATACTGATAATCAGAATCGCTTTGGTTTGCCTAGTCGTCTTATTGCTAAGACATTTGTATTCAGACTTATTTATGGAGGAAGTGCTTACTCCTACGCTAATGATCCAAACTTCGCTGAGGTAAGTAAGAGTGAGAAGTTTTGGCAGAAGATTATTGATGAGTTTTATAACAAGTATAAAGGTCTTCATAAGTGGCACATTAAACTTATGCAAGAAGCTACAACGACTAAAATGGTTAAACTTCCTACTGGTAGAATCTATCAGTTTGAACCTGAATTAAGACGAGGGGAGAAGGTTTTCCCTCGCACCACAATCTTGAACTACCCTGTGCAAGGACTTGGTGCAGACTTAATGACACTGGCAAGAGTATCTTTATATAACCGAATGAGGAAATTAAACTATGAAAAGGCGAGACTTGTTAATACAGTTCATGATTCCATTATCATTGATTGTGATAATGTTCATGTGGGAGTATTGGCTAAAACCATGCTAGATGTATTTGAAGATGTTCCTAAGAACTTTCAGAAGATGTTTGGGACTGAGTTTGACCTCCCAATGAAGGCAGAAGTACAGGTTGGAAATAATTGGAAAGATATGGAAATTTGGGTTGACAAGTAATATAAATATGGTATAATATATGTATAGTCTTATAAAAAGACTAATAAACAAGGAGATAGTATGATTATAGAAATTATTGATGTAGGAACCCCTGAGTCAGTGAAGACTGGTAAAGGACAATATCAGACATTACAAGTTAGTTTCAAGAATGAACAAGGGCAAGTACAAGGTAAGAAGCTTATGTCATTCAGCAATCCTACAGTGTTCAAAGACATTCAAGGTTATGCCAAGGGTGATCGATTAGATGTTCTTACTGTTAAAGAAGGTGATTACTGGCAATGGAAAGCTATTGACAAAGAAGGTGAAGCTCCTCCAAGAGCAGAAGCACCTAAGTCAACTGGTGGCGGTGGTAAGGTCATTGGTAGCAACTATGAGACAGCAGAAGAAAGAGCTAGACGACAAGTGTATATCATTCGTCAATCTTCTCTAGGCACTGCGGTGGAATTGTTAGGTCAAGGTGCATCAGTAAATGATGTAGTAAAGACTGCTAAACAGTTCGAGGCTTATGTCTTCTCTAAAGAAGCTGAACTAGCATCGGAAGAGTCTCCAGCATAATGGAGGCTTTAATGGATGGCGATATTTACGCATTTAGAGTAGCTTGTACTACCGAGAATGATAACGAAGCTATCGCTGTCTATCGTGTCAATGAGATGATTGAGAATACTTTAGCTGAGGTGGAAGCATCTGAGTATAAATTATTCTTGACATCTCCTGACAATTTCAGGAAGCACATCTATCCTGAATACAAGGCTAATCGTACTGCAACCAAACCTAAGCACCTACAATTTCTTCGAGACTATCTAGTAGAGAGTTGGCAAGGAACAGTGGCTGAAAGAATGGAAGCAGACGATTATCTTGGTATCAATCAAAATGAATCTAGCATCATCTGTTCTATAGATAAAGACTTGTTGCAAGTGCCTGGAAAGCACTACAACTTCGTTAAAAAAGAGTTCTATGAAGTAGATGAAGAAACTGGATTTAGAAACTTCTACACACAACTTCTCACAGGTGATACTTCTGATAACATAAAAGGTATAGCAGGTATTGGACCAGTTAAGGCTAAGAAAGCTTTAGCTGATTCTTTTACTGAGCAAGAAATGTTTTCTGTAGTTAGAGATATGTATAAGAATGATGAATGGATGATAATGAATGGAAGATGTTTACACATCCTGAGATCATTAGATGATGACTGGCTACATCATTTTGAAAGACTAACCAGTGGCGAATAAAGAATGGACTGAAGGTCGTCTTAAATCATTTATAACTTCTACCCTGAGGGGTGGATTTAGAAGGTACCCCCCAAAATATGAATCTCTCAAAGAAGCTCAAGTTGGTAAGAAAATTAACAACAAATCTCAACGCATGGCTATGCACTATGAATGTTGTGGATGCAAAGGGCATTTCCCTGCTAAGGAGGTTCAGGTGGATCACATACTTCCTGTGGTGTGCCCTAAAAAAGGATTCGAGTCGTGGGATATATTTATTGCACGCCTCTTTTGTTCATCGGATAATTTACAAGTACTCTGCAAAAGTTGCCATGACACAAAAACAAAAGCAGAAAGGGTAAAGCGTGTTAGTAAAAGGACTAAGACCTGATGGCTCTTTTGAAAGTGTAGAGATAGATGAACAAGAAGAAGAAATATTATTAAAGATGGTAGCAAATTATGTAGTAAGAAATTGTGTACTAGAACAAACGGAAGATGGTCATGAGATTCATTTGCACTACCTTCCTGATTGGGTATTTGAAGGGAAGATGCAATGAGTGACGATAATGAATTAAAACAACTAGTAAAGTCTTTATTTGATGATTATTTAGATTATACTGAAGTTTCAGATAATGATATTGAATTTCAGCCTATATATATTTCATCTTGCAGAGTATTGATGACTGAAAAATTAGATAAATTATTAACTAGACTGAGGGAATTATCGCATGAGTAAGAATGACATCACTGGAGATAGTTTAGTTAATAAACCACTTTCTAAGCAAGGTGAAGAGAATTGGGATAGGATATTTGGTAAGAATAAAGACCCAATTACTAAACCATTTCCTCATAATATTTTAAGGCAACCACGAATAGATGTTATTGGTCAGAATGGTAATGATGGGGATCACTACGAATATGAGTTAAATAAGTCTACTGGTGAAGTAGAGAAGCGTTTTATGGATGGTGTAAGTAAACCTAATGGAGAACAGTTTGATGAGTAAAATACTGCTATTAGATATAGAAATGGCTCCTAATGTAGCTCATGTATGGGGTATATGGGATCAGAACATTGGTCTTAACCAACTGCGTGAGAGTTCCTATGTCATGTGCTATGCAGCAAAATGGCTTGGTGACAAGAAGATGATATTTGACTCTGTAAAGAAAAGTGGAGATAAAAAGATGTTAGCTGGCATTCATAAGCTTCTTGATGAAGCTGATGCTGTCATCCACTACAATGGGAAACGATTTGATATTCCATCACTCAATAAAGAATTTTTATTGCATGGGATGTTTCCTCCAGCTCCTTTCAAAGAGATTGACCTTCTCACTGTAGCTAAAGGTAGATTTAGGTTTGTATCTAACAAACTAGACTATGTAGCTCAGTCTTTAGGACTAGGTAAGAAAACAGAACATAGTGGTCATGAGTTATGGGTACAATGTATGGCTGGTATCCCTAAAGCATGGAAGACTATGGAAGAGTATAATAAGAATGATGTTATCTTACTTGAAAAGGTATATGAACGCTTTAAGCCTTGGATTAAGAATCACCTAAATCGTAACTTAGTTGAAGGTACGGACTTATGTTGTCCTACTTGCTCTTCTAAGAATTTCCAGCGAAGAGGGTATAACTTGACTTCGGCAGGCAAATACCAACGTTATCAATGCCGTAGCTGTGGTAATTGGTTTAGAGATACAAAGAACTTGAAACAGAAAGGAGAAACTAAATTTGTCAACGTCTAATTCAGCATTAAAGAAACAAGTAGAAGGAGATCATTATAAGAAATACACTATACAACCCATAGAGTTTATAACTAAAAACAATATCCCTTTTATAGAGGGAAACATAATTAAGTACATTTGCAGATGGAAAGACAAGGGTGGTAAGGCTGACCTAGATAAAGTCATTCACTATGTAGAGTTG